GATCTGTCTACTTCATGACAAAAGGCGCCTGGAGTAATATTCGACTGATCGAATACCTGCTGCAGTACTCGGGGCCTGCTGAAGTTTTTCTGTCTACCTGGTCAATTTCTGAAGAGGCTATCAGGCGCTTGGTTTCCTGGAAAGAATCTGGTATGATCACCGGGCTGAGCGTCGTCCTGGACGAAGGTGTTCGCAATCGCAAACCGGAGATCTGCCAGCAGGCAATTGTCGCTTTTTCGGAATTGAAATTTGCGAAATGCCACGCGAAGGTGGCCGTGATCATGGGGGCGCAGCGGGTCTTTACCTTAATGGGATCCGCCAACTTTACGCGCAATCCAAGGCGTGAAACGGGGATGATCATTACGGATATCGAGGTCGCCCGGGCAAACGCCCAATGGATCAGAGAGGAGGTGCAGGATGTACACGGTTGAGATCCTCGAGGAAGTGCAGGGCTTCGCTTACAAATACCTGCTCAAGAATGAAATTGCCCTGATCACCGGTGTGTCCCTAGATCATCTGAATGATCCGGATCATCCTGCAGGTATAGCCTTCCTGAAGGGCCGGTACCTGCGTAAGGCTGAGTTCAACGGCAACCTCATTCAGCTTAGCAAGCAGCTTTCGTCTCCGGCTATGGCCATCGAGCACAAAATAGCTGAATCCGCTTACCTAAACGATAGTAAGAAACGATGAAGTTACTAGGTAAAACATCCCACTTCGAACGTATACAGGCCTTCATGAGAGACCGACTGGCAGAATCTGAATTGACTGAGCATGAAATGATGTTAATCAACCGATGGAATGAAGCTTTCACGCTCATCAGAAACTATAATTCAACCGCTGATGCTGTTGCGCTTTTAATGAAGCGCTTTCCTGGGCTCAGCCGTGCCAGTGCTTATCGTGATTGCTCAAATGCTATAAGTCTGTTCGGTGATATAGCCAAGTCAACCAAAGAGGGGATCAGGCACCTTAGTACGGAGATTGTCCGGGATTCGATTTCAATGGCACGCGATGCAAACGACTATACCGAGATGCGTCTGGGTGCTAAAGATATGGCTTCCATCAACGGTGTAAACCTGACCGATCCGGATATGTTCAACTTCGATGAGATGGAACCGCATACTTACGATGTGAAGCTGGATCCAATGTCACAGCAGGCACTATTGATGATGATCAAAGGCGGTAAGGTCGACCTCGGTACCCTTGTAAGCAATATGGGTGATCATGCTGAAGATGCTGAGATTATTGATGAATCTTCAAAAGCCCTGGAAAATGGAGATAGCTGATCACAAGGAACGGAAGGAAATTCTGTTAAATCCCATGCAGTTAATCCTAGAGCTCGCTCCTCAGAGGGTTAGGGTTGTACAGGTAGGTCGAGGTGGCGGCAAATCGACCGGGGCGGCAATTGACATGAAGAATGTGCTTTATGATATGCCTCGTTCTAAGAACTTCATGCTTTCTGAAACATATCAGCAGGGCTTAACCCGAACGCTGCCATCCACCATTAAATCGTTGGGAAACCTTGGATTCATCAAAGACAAGCACTACTTCGTTGGTCGGTATCCTCCTCCATCATGGAATTGGAAAGAATGCTACGAGCCGCCTCTGGATCCTAAGCATTCCATCTTCTTTTATAATGGTACCGTGTGGGATATGCTCAGCCAGGATACGAATAGCCGCGGCGGTAACTACGCTTCAGGGATGGTAGACGAAGCTCAGGATATTGATCAGGGCAAATTTGAGAGCCAGGTTATTCCCACAATGCGTTTGGAATATGATCGATTCAAGAATAAAAAGACGTATAGGAGGCTAAGCCTGTATTGCTCTATGCCCAGGACTCGCAAGGCTGAATGGATCTTTCAATATGAGGAACTCGCAAAGAAGTTTCCCAAAGACCATTTGTGGATATCGGGTCCTTCGATGATAAACAAAAATAACCTTCCGCCTGAATGGTTCTCCGATCAGAAGCGGATACTATTGCCATCTGAGTATGATATCGAAATCCTGAACATTCGCCCTCGAAAAGTGATGGGCGGCTTCTATCCTTTGTTTGACGATAAGCGATGCTCTTATTCGAAGTTCAACAACGAATACCTGGAGGGATTGATTGATACGAAGTTTGGTTATTCTTCAGAGTCGTTTGAGGATCTGACATCCCTGCAGGACGAGGATGTGGACTTTGATCAGCCGCTGGAGATCGCGATGGACTATGGTGCTTCCTTCAACGGTATTGTAACCGGCCAGGAGCAGGGCAATGAGTTCTACTTCCTTTCGGGTATGGATATCGGGTCGGGGGAACGCTTCGAGGATCTGCTGATCAAGTGGTGTATGTATTACCGGTTTCATCGAAATAAGACGGTGTACTATTGGTATGACCACACCGCTAAGGACTCTGACTCCCGTACCGAGCAGTATCCTGTTATCGTGTCGAGGGTGCTGAGGAGCTATGGCTGGAACGTGATTGATATGTACATTGGTCAACAGCCTGGACACGATGAGCGTTACAGGTTCTGGGGATACGCGCACAAGGGGGATCATCCTGATCTTCCCCGCTTCTGGTATAACAGTCATCACTGCAAATACCTGATTATCTCTCTGAATAATGCCAACGTGATACAGGGGCGTAATGGTTTCGAGAAAGATAAGAAGGACGAGAAGAACCACAAGATAGATCAGCGTACCACCACGCATTACTCTGATGCTCATGATACCTTAGCGTTCGGTAAGTATGCGGGCAACCTGAGTGGAAGAGCTCCATTACCAAGGGCAAGGATGAGCAAGAGGTAAGGGGCAAGGCTGTACAAGCAAGGGGGCAGGTCGACCACGAGTAGGGGGCGGCTTGCCCCTTTTTCGTGCCCTTTAGAGGGGGGTACCCCCCCTTTCATATTCCGAGGGTCGCAAAGGGGCAATTGCCGTTTTTCGATAGGGCAGGCGGTGCACTCCGTGGAGATTTTTGAGACTCGAAGGGGAGTCTCAAAAAGGCAAATCGCAGAAAATAAGGAAATTGAGATTTTAATTTCTGAAATTTTTGAGACAAAATATTTCGGGTCTTTCAGGGTTAAAACGTTGCATAAGTGCAATGTTTTTCGTATATTTAAGGAACGTTTAAAATTAATAGATGAAAAAAATCACTCAAAAATCAGAAGCGCAAGACGCAGAGATTTCCAAAATCGAAGATGCACAGGTAATGCAGATTATGTCTAAAGCTCCTTTGAATCTGGACGAAACAATTAAGGTGCTTGATCGCCTTTGGCAGAAGCAAAAGCAAAGGGCTGCTTTAATCGTAACCGTCGATAGCTTGAACGACTTCGAATTTAAGCGCAAGGAAGAAGAAGTAGACGATAACGCAAATTATTACACCGGTTGCGAGCTGACGATCAAGGATGACGAAAGGAGATCTTTCAACACTAAGAACCCTATTTTAATTCGTGGTGTAGTCGAGTTTTTGAAGCACCGCTGTCAGGAGCGTTTGATGGAAGTTGAAGCCGAAATTATCCTGCCTGAGTAGAAAACTAAAAACGCCCTGCATGTGGCAATGTCAGGGCGTTTGAATCATTTAAAATTAATAGAAGTCCAAATGTACGAATTATCCGAAATATCAATTTCTTATAAACCAACCTTTAAATTTTCAGAGCGTCCCCTGGTGGCCAGTAGCTACGATGTGTCGAAAGTATTCCGCTCTGCCTGGAGCGATGATATCAGCTACCGTGAGGAGTTTGTAATTCTGCTATTGTCAAGGGCAAACAGGGTTTTAGGTATCAGCCGACTTTCAAAGGGAGGTCTTGCGGGTACCATTGTTGACATTCGCCATGTCGTGCAATCCGCACTAATGGCCAACGCTGCTAGTATTATTCTTTGTCACAATCACCCATCGGGAAACCTTAAACCAAGTCAGGCAGATTTGACTATGACTGCAAGGGTCAAGGAAGCGGCTGCCCTGTTTGATATATCTGTATTGGATCACCTGATCTTAACGGATGAAAGCTATTTGAGCTTTGCAGACGAATGTCTGATCTGACCTTTTAACGCCGTTTCAAAATTTTAAGTCACTTCTTAGGAGGGTGGCTTTTTTGTGGTCTGATTACTTTTCTTTCTTTCAATCGCCTTGAAAGAAAAGTAACAAAAGAAAGAGGCTCACTGCATGACGCCTACAATGCCGTTTCTCGATCTCACCTCACATTTTCAGAGGAGTATCAGGATGGGCAAAATCTACTTTTTTTTCTTGTTGTTGATTAGGGGTAGAGTGTCTTGGGTATTTAGCTCTTGAGAATTTTCCTTTTTTTTTGTGGTGTCATTTAGCCGATGTCCACGCAACTGTTTTTTAACTACCGGATCAGGTTCAAAATAAAGGTTGTGCCTGTCTGCTATATGTCCTAAGTCTTTTTTAGTAAAAACTATTGGATCGTTTGCACTAAGCTTTATTAAGACTATGCGGTCTCCAATCTTTTTCTTCGCGGAGTCATAATCAACGCATATTAATTGATCACTATACCGCCTTACAACAACATATTGCACCGAGTCTTCAACTACTTCAAAAACCCTTTTATTCATAGCTTGTCCATTGCCAAGTTGAGTGAAGAAAACATAAAGTAAGTAAGCTGAGAGAGCTGAGAGCACAAGCACGATATTTAACACAGAGTCCTTCCGGGTAGGCAGTTCTACCTGCACTTCCGTACTCTTACAAACGTCAAGGGTGTCCTCTACGCCGTTCTTTGACCTATTAACTAGCCTTTTCTTCTCCCTTACATTAAAGATTAATTCACCAACAGTAACCATAATTATACAACCTTCAATAGTTATCCAATACCAGTTTTGTATAAATAATGGCATCGTGAAGGCTGTGAATAACAGGTACAAAGAAATCGCGAGTATCTGTCCTACTACAAAAGTTTTTACGTATGGATTGACGAGCCTCTTTCTTAGGTTGATGTACAAGAAAATTCCGAGCGAAGAAACACCAATTATAGTCAGAATTACTCTGCTCCCAGCCATAAGAATCATGTTGAGATCTACGTTCACATAATTATCAGATATTCCGAATGCCTCTAAATAGCTTTTCTCAAACGAGTACGTGTAGAAATAAATGAGAGACGTGAGTGCAGCTAATACAAAGGCCGAGTAGGATTTAAGCAAATCGGTAAGTTGACTCATAGTTTATTCTGAATTGGTGTCACGTACATTGCCCCAAAGCTTTTCTTGTTTAACATGATACCCAGCTCTCTCCAATATCTCTTCAATTTTCTCTGTTGGTAACTTACCATCCCTATACCTTTTTGAATAGCTTCTAGCTGTATTTTCCGGAATACCTAGGTGAATATACCAAGCTCTTTGGCTGATTAGATTCTCAAACGCTTCTTTTGTAGTCATACCATAAATCTATGAAAATAGTTGCAAAAATGCAACGAATTCAACGCAGCTTCCCCTGTCGTTTACCAGCCCTCCTTCACTTGGGATATTCGAACCATGTTAGAACTGAAAGATGCGCTCAGGCAGCTCGACCGGATGGATTACCGGGATGGCAATGGAACGTTCAGTCTCGTCTTCATGACCTGCAACAGGGATAAGAAAACCGGTGGCGAAATGATCGAGCTGAACGAAGCGAACAGGTGCGGATTGCCACCCACCTGCAAGGATCACGAGATGAGGGGAGTCAGATGTGCGGAAACCGGTAAAAAATATGCGGTTCATAACCGTTTGATGTTCCGGTTTAACAGAGAGGAAATCTGCTGGATATGAAAACTCGCATTGTCAGAGGGGATTCAGGCACTCCCTTATATGTTCATCGGTCCGGAAGTTCCGCCCTGGTTAACTTCAGTTCAGCATCCAAAGGATCTTCAGGTTCGGCTAACGCCGGATCTCCTGCTATATACAAAGCAGCAGCGCCCTCCACTGAAGAGGAAGGCAAGAAAGAATGGATACCTTGGGGAACGAATGACGATTTTCCTAAGCAGGTTGCAAAGCTTATCCGGAAAAGTACAGTCGGCCGTGCGGGCCTGCAACTCCTTACAAAGTCAATCTATGGCCAGCGCACCATCACGTACAAAATTAAGGACGTGACCGCTACCGGTAAGGAAGTCATTGAGCTGGTCAACGTTCCGGAATGGGAAGAAATCAAACGCCGGTCGAATTTCGACATGATGCGCTTGGCCTTAACTCAGGACTATGCGTATTACGGCATTATCTTCCCTCAGGTACGGTTCAACGGCAATAAGACAAAGATCTGGGCATTCGACTGGCATAAGGCCTCACATTGCCGCCTGGCGCCTTCTGATCTCAACACAGGTCGTATTCCTTTCGTCTATGTATCCGGAAACTTCCCTGATGCGAAAGCTGCAGACTGTCAGAAGATCCCTGCAATCGACGGGATTCGGTTCTTTGACCAGTTGGAGGAAATCAAGGCTGATCTGAAGAACTTCAAGTATGTGATGCCTTTAGGCTGGCCTGATGTATTGAACGATTATTACCCAGTCGTGTATTGGGATAGCTCCAGGGAAAGCGGACACCTCGATATCGCGACCTCTATACCTGCTTATAAGAAAGCCCTTTTTAAAAATCAGATGTCGCTCAAGTATGATATTCAGATTCCTTTTGAATATCTGGAGGACCGTTATTCCGGATGGAAAACTATGGACTTGGATAAGCAGGATGATTTGATCGAGGAACTCTATAACGAGATCATTGATAACCTAACCGGAGCAGAGAACGCGCAAAAGGCGCTACTGTCATTCTTCCGGAGCGGTAAGGACGGTAAGCCATCCGGTCAATGGGTTATCAAAACCATCGATGATAAGATGAAAAACGATGCTTATCTGCCTGATGCAGCAGCAGCTAATTCCGAGATCTTATTTTCTATGCTGATCAACCCTGCTACGATCGGACAGGGGAACACCGGTGGTGATTACTCCGGCGGAAGCAATAACGGTGGCTCTAACATCCGCGAAAGTGGTCTCCAACTTAGAAGCCTGCTGAAGGCTGACCGGGATATCATTCACGGTTTTTTCAATTTCTTCAAAGAGTTTTCTGGCATTGACCCGGATATCCAGATCGGCGTCCAGGATATGGTATTAACGACCCTTGACCTGGGCAAAGGGACTGAGAAGGTAGTAAGCTAATGTA